CGTAATTGCCGGTATCAATGTCATCTGAGAGCTTGGAATAAAGGTGACCGTAGTAACTATTGCCGAAGTTCTTATTAGGAACAAAGACAAAGGAAGTTACGAGGTAACCTTCCCATCCAGCATAGTCGTGGCGACTAGAGGCTCGGACAGGACAACATGTGTCGAAAGGCACATGAATTACTCCTTGGCCAGCTTCGGGTGGCCCTAGTAGCCTCACGGCTTTAGGGATACCACTGAAGCAAAGTTTCCATGCAGGAAGCCATCCGGGGTACGCATATGAATCAGGATGATTCTTTTTGCTGTACTCAAGTAGCTGATTGCACAGTCGCATGGCTTGCTCAGAATTTGAGACCTTCTCCTTGATGAAGAAAGGCCGCACATTCACACCCTGAAAGTAGTCATGACCGCAACTTTCGAAAAAGTTGCCGCTTTTGAACGACTTCTTAGAGTTTAGGATAAAACCTAAATCAACTAGAAGATTCTCGAGCAGGTCATATGCGCGCCTGGGGACTATGATATCGTCACCATAAACGCGAATCTGACGTTCACTGCACTCACTCATGCTGCAAGCAGCACAAGCTAAGGAGTAAAACACCAGGGTTTCCAGAGGGAACGTGTACCCGTTGCCCATGGACGACACCTTCTCAAGCAAGTACTTCTTACCTTTATAAAAGGTTCGAGGACTCCTGCTCTTGAAGATAGCATCCACCCATGCTTCGTCGCAATAACCCAATAGCTCAAGAATGAGGTTCTTGGACATCGTATCAGAAGCGCTGGATAGGTCGATGGTTGCCAAACCGTGACCATAGGCACGCGCAGCAGCTCGTTGGTTCCGATCTTGACGACGTGCGTCCTGACCGAAAGGTAAGAGCCGTTTAGAGATAAGACCACCGATGCCGAGCTGGATGAAGATATTCCATCGTGGCTCAACACAAATAGCCCGATCAATCTTCGCGTTTTTCGGGACGAAAGAGAGCCGGTTACAGTCAACTAACTCTGCGTCGTTGACCAAGTCCTCGATGGTGTCTTCTGAGAAGACATCACTTACCCAATCGAGGACCCACGGCGTGACAGAACCCCTTCTACCGAACTTGTCATACGAGGCGGTTTTACCGCCACGCGTAGACAGATCTGAACCGGGGCCGAACCTGCAGTTGTCTCGTACAAAGTCTACGTCAAAGTCGTGCAGGATGCTTTTAATTTTTTGCTTAGCTAGGTGAATTCCTAGCTGAACAGGGGGGGCGAAGACGGTTGCGTCACCCTCCCAAAAGCGCCTGAACTTCTCATTGGTAGCCTTACAAAGATCCTCGGCAGCCAACCATTTCTCTAGTGCCGCTGCTTCTTTATCAATACCGAGATCGAAATCCTGGTACTTTTTAAAGACGCTAGACACAAGGTAATCAGATTGGAAGCGAAAGGACCTCCCGTCGTATTGCAGCATATTAGGATCGACTTCAAGGTCGACGAGTTGTTGAAACTCGCCTTCCCGGAAAAGGATCCATGCAGCAAGAGACCTCGGGGAGTTTATTGCGAGACAAATCTCGTGAAAGACATTAGACATAAGTGAATCTTTTACTTTCACCGACGTCGGGTCACTAGGAAGTTGGAACTTCTTAGTCACGAGGTCCTCCTTCCGTACCCATGATGGTGTACGAAAGTTGGATTCTGCATTCGTCCTTGATCACGGACCCTACAGTGACTGAGATGGTTGGCCGAAGCCCGAGTGCTGCTAGAACGCAGAACTTGAGTGAGAGCCTCACACCGTCATCATAGTAGAAAGTCCGTTTGGTATACCGAGGAGCCGCCACTATATAGTCGCGCACCCAGGTATACATCTCGAAAAGTCGAGTCTTATTGGACTCGTTGACGCTTTTCTGTTTAAGGTCGTGGATGTCGACGATATCTAAACCGTCGGCACACACAATTACTTTAACAGTACCGCGCCAACAAGGCACAATCCGATCTCGATCGAGGTGTAGCCGAGAGAGCGCCCCAATAAAAGAGGCGTTATTGAACAGTGGTGACCACATGTTAAGCTCCAAAGTTAATTACCAGACTGGTTCTAGATCGTTCACTGCGCTCGTATAGACCGCGTGATTCGAGAAGTTCCATCGGAACGCTCGAAGATCTTTGCGTTGCGCCTGTGTGGCGCGGTTCGGAATGACGTCCTCGCACTTGGACAAAAGGGAGTACGCAACTTTCGGGGCAGGTGTATACCCGCCGTCGGAGCCGCTAATCACTTCCATCACTGGGGTGAGAATTCGAGACTCGATTTTCGTCGAGTTCTTGTTCTCAGTCAGTGACATGGTGATTTCACGGCGACCGATGGCGATGGTAGTCGACATGTCCCGATAGGTGGCGATATCGCCCTTGACGCCTTGTGCAGAGAACGTTACCGCTGCGGGTGACGCCTGACCATCATTGATGGTCAGATTGGCTTGTACAGCCATGGAGTTGAGCTCCTTAAGTGGGCCTTGACGGCCCCAGACGCGAGCGTGGGATTTCCGCAATCTTCTTCAACCTGACTACCTCCGCAAAAAGCTGAGAGAGCTGAAAATCGGCTAACGACTCCTCTGTCTCGAGGCACGGTAAACCGTGTACCTTCTGACAAAGGGAAGCGTAAAGCCAATAAGCTGTCTTTAACTTCTCCCGGATGGAAGCTTCGATTGATTCGGACATTGTGACCCCCCGCGAACGTCTTGACTGACCGACCGATGCTCGTCTTATCGTCTGCCAAAAACGGAACCGAGTAAAGCCAGGCCATTGAGAGAATGTTGCAGAGAGAATCCTTCGTCAAGAGTCTTCAGTCTACCGAACTGCGCCGTTGGAAACGACGACAATAATGTTCGGGTGAACTTAAACGACTTGACGTTGACCTTTCCGCTCCACACCTCAGAGCCTGAATCATTCACGGTTTTCCAGTTGTTGACTCGCGACCAATTCCGGTCGTAAACCATAGTAGTCTTCTGATCGAGCCACCCGTCGTAGAACTCCCAACCATCGAAAGCCGTTAAGGCCTCTAGGTAGTTGCCTACTGGGATGAACCAATCTACAACAAAGCTATATGGTAGTAGCTCCCACGCGAGCAAGAGTGGGTTGCTGATTCCTGTCTGAGACAGGATCTGCCTGCACTGGTTCTGCAAACGGACTCTTAACACATATTTAGCACTAGATTTAGCCTTCTCCTGCCCATGCGCGTACGGATAATCACTGACACTAAAGTCAGTGATCACCGCTTCCGCAGTAGCAGAGCCGGTTAGTTTCATGTGATATGGGTCGGAGCCAATATGCCTTGCCAGTAGTTCGGCAGCCCCGTGAACGTCCTGGAGTAACGGTCGCCAACCGTACTGCAGTTCCAACCAATGGTCAGAAAGACGCTTATGGCTCGGAGTATTTATTATCTGAGCCTCACGGCGTCGCGAAAGACCGCGTGACATACCGAGTTCACGATAAACGTCGCCTAAATTGCCACGGCGGAGAGAACGAGCTGCTCGAGCAACCCGCCAGACAGTGTCTGACAGGAGCTTCGCAGTTTTGTGCTTCTCCGCCCAAGCTTGAGCGATATTCACCACGACCCCGGAGGCCTCTTTCGAGACCTTAGCGCGGGCCTTCGTGCTCGCATCAGCGATGTGAGCAGCGGAAGGGAAATACGAGGCCTTGCCGAAACTGCTATCGTGTACCTGGGTTTCTAGCCCATTACTACAGAAGGCAGGATTAGCAGACCAGTGATGGTAGGAGTGTACGTATTTATACGGTTCACTCGATCCCTGAGTCACTGTCATCGTATAGTTGTTCAGCGGAAGTGCCTTGCGCTGTCGAGCCAAAGTTTTAAAATTTGGTGTGACAGTGCCGGTGTACGTTCGCCTAGACGCATATACGCCGAAGGAAGTCGCCAAAGACGCTGTCAGAGTATTGGTGTTCGTAATCAGTATACCTTGATTGTATACTCTCCTACGGTACCAGCTCTGATCGTTGCCCAAAACGATTTTCTCATCAGTTGATCTCATATCTCTCCTATCATGTTGCCTCCCGGCAACAAGCGTACCGAGACGATTGGTACGGGAAGATCCCCCTCTAACGAGGGACAGCACCTCTCAACTTCGGGTGAGTGGTGCCGTGGCTAAAGTAGCCACGTAGGGAATAGCCCAGTTGCTATACCCAAGAGGA